TCAAAAACACATAATCAAGCTTATATAAAATACATAGGATATTTAGGATTGTCTTTGTTACTAACAACATTAGGAACTTATTGTGGAGGATTTTTGATACCATATTTAACAAAACAATTATTAATAGGTTATTGTATTATGTCTTTAGTATTGGTAATCGGATTCTGTTTCAGTAGTGGGGAATTAAAGAAAATTCTGTTTTATGTGTTTACATTTGGTGAGGGTATAATGTTATCACCTATATTAAGCATAATGACGAAAGTAAGTATATATAAATGTTTAGGCATAACTACAGGAATTGTAATAATATTTGCTTTACTAGGATTGTTATTTAAGAATTTAAGTTTTATGGGTAATATATTATTTGGATTGCTAATTAGTTTATTAGGACTTACTATATTAAGCATGTTTGTACCATTACCTTTCTTAGCTTACTTAGGATTAGGAATATTCTGTTTATATCTTATGTATGATATAAATAAGTTTAAATTAGATTCACAATATGGATATTATATGGATGATGATATGATCCTAAATGCAGTAATAGTAATATACTTAGATATTCTAAATATATTACTATATATTATTGAAATCTTTGGAGATAGCGATGATTAATATATTAAATACTTTATACATTAATTTATTAAAATAGTTATTGACAGTAGGTAAATTTAGGTATAGAATAATAAATGTACCAAGTAATAAAAACAACTTAATCAAGAAAACAATAAAAACAAATTAATATATAAAGTAGTTGACACGATGAAAAATTAATGTTAAACTAAATACAGGTGGTAGAGATTAACAACTTTACCACTTACATAAAAGAAACCTAGTAATAAATTAATTTAAAATCAAATAAATGAATTTCAAGAATGGCTTAAACACTAGGGTTACAAACCTAGAAAGCAAATAAAAAGTATGTTTTATGTCAACTCAACTCAAATTAACTTAATGTGTTTTAAAGAGTATCTAAATTACTCAATCGGATATTACTTAAAGCATATTACATGCTTAATAAATTAAAGTATAAAGGAGAGAATAAAATGAAAAATGAAAAAATTAAAGGAACTGCATTTATTAGTTATGACATGAGTGGAAGTATAGACAGTGAGAAACAATCTTATTACAAAAAGGTTTATGATCGTTATAACAATCAATATGAAAAAGTAGAAGTTATCAAACATACAACAACAGGTAAATTTACAGATATAGATGATATATTAAATAATTCAGAATCAGGTGGTACATATATTTCATCGGGACTTAAATTAGCAGTTGGAGAAGTTTTGGCAAGAATTAATCCATTAGATAAAGTTGTAATATGTGGTGATGGAGATAATTGGTCAGAAGATAATGATAGAGTATTTAATTTAATAGGAATATTAGATGATTATTGCAAAGTAGATTATTTTGAATTTTTACCTTGTACATATTCAACTACGATGTATGAAAAATTAAAAAAAGTATATCCAAATGATAATAATGTTAAATTATATAAAATTACAGAAAAAGAACAAGATATATTTGGAAAGAAGCTAGTACCTAGAAAAGAAAATTTAGATATACATATACAAATAGATGGTAATAAAACTGTTGCTAGAATAGGTAGAAAAGTTGGAATAGCTAATTGTAATCCAGAAGATGAATATAATAGAGAAGAAGGAATTAGAGTTGCAGTTTGCAGATTATTAGAAATAGAACCTTTTGAAGAATAAATCGCTCTATAATCGCTTCAAATCACTAAAAACTGAAAAATCTAGAAATTAATATTTAAAATGAATTATAGAGCAAATTAGAAAAATGGACAAGATTTAAGAAGTTTTAAAACCAAGAATAAGGCTATGACTGGGTTTAACTTTAAATAAAAGAATAATTTTAACAACTATTTGATAAATTAATGTACAAGCAAATATAAGAAGTCAACATTGCATTAATGATTAGTCTTGTAAGACTAAAATGCGTAATATAAATAAATTAAGATAAATACAGAGAGAATCAAGTGAGTGAAATTAGCTTAAAATATAATATGAAATGGAGAGAATGAATAATGGCTAAGGAAAAAGAAATCACAATAATTAAAAGAGGTAAAGCAGAATTTAATTTAGTAGGAAAAGCTAAAGTATCAGGTTTTACATTTAAAACTGATTTAGAAAGCTCAAAAGAAGGTTCAGATTGGATTTATAGCCAAATGAACTTAGGAGTTGAGTGTGGAAAAGAAGGTGTCATTTATGCTGATTTAATGGGTGGATACGGTTCTGAAAGAGAAAATTTTGTAAATGTTCATGGTAAAAAGAAAGGTGATAATGGACAATACCAAGATGATTTTGAAAATCCTTTTAAAATTGACTGGGAAGATAGACTTGATGAAGATAATTTTGATTCAATTGGAGATAGATGTTTTATAACAGTAGGTTTAGAAAAGGATGATAAGGATAAAACTGTTTATAAAAAATTCTTAACACCATATGATGCTATACAATACGTAAGTGAAAACTTAGAAGAAGGCACAGTAATTAATGTAAAAGGTGATCTTAAATACAAACTTTATAAAGATACATATTCAGTAAGCAAAGAAATTAAAAGTATTGCATTATCAAATGCTACAGAAGACAAATTTAAAGCAACATTTACACAAACTATTTTTGTAGAATCAGATGCAATCGGAAAGGTTGATAAAGAAACAAGAACAATTCCTATAACTGGATACATAATAGATTTTGTTAAAGAACTTAATGGTGATAAAGTCACTAGAAAAGTTAAAGGACAAGAAAAAGATGGTTGTAATTTACCTTTAGTAAAAACATTTGATATAGAAATTGCTGAAGTTCCAGAGAACACAACTAAGTTTTTAAAGCAATTCAAAACTAAGAGCAAAAAAGTAACTGAAATTACAGTGGAAGGTATATTTACTAAAGGTTCTTTAAATACAGTAGAAGTTGGAGAAGAAGATATTCCAGATGATATCAAAGAACTTATTGAATTAGGAGTCATTGATAAAGATGAAGTTATTGGGAAAATGGCTTTTGCAAATGGTTCTAAAAAACCTGAAAGAATGATAATTAAGAAGCCTTTTATATCAATGGTTGAATCTAATGGAAATAAAATACCTAAGATTGCAAAAGAAGCAGATAAATATAACGAAGATGACTTAAATCCATATTTAATCATTGAAGCTTTAGGTGGCAGAGTTATAAAAGCAAATGACGAGCCTGTTAGTAATGATAATAGTGAAGATGGAGAAATTAATACTGATGATGTTGATGTTAATAAGTTAATGGATGAAGAAGAAACCGAAGAAGAAGGCGAAGATGATTGGTTAAAAGGACTATAAAATTACATAGAATAGATTATAGCAAATAGGTTCATAGTTAGTAAGTATAGATAATCATTTATACTTACTAACAAAATAATAAATTATAAAATAAATATATATGAAAGAAGGAATTTAATAATGGCATTCAGAAAACCAGCAAAAACAAAAATAGGTGGAAAATTTTTAGTATACGGATTATCAACAGAAGGTAAAAGTTATTTTGGTTGTACTTTCCCAAAAATAGGGGCTATTGATTCAGAAACAGGGTTAGCATTCTATGAAGATTCCGATATAGCAATAAATGGTAAAAAGTATAATAATATAGTATTTATAGACACAACATCTGATTTAGATACTCTAGAAGAAAACTTAGATAGTATTATAGAAGGCGATGTTGATATAGAAACTTTGTTAATTGACTCAGAAACAAAATTCTATAATACTATGGACATAGGAGCTACAGAAGCAGAAGAAAAGAAAGCCAAACAAAGTGGTAAAGCAGTAGATGCTAGAAGTAAATGGGGTAGAATTAAAAACATTAATATGAAACTTCAACAAGCTAAAATTACAGTATCAGCAAAAGGTGTTCATGTTGTTTCTACTGCACAAGGATTAGAAATAACAGATGACGATACAAAGAAAGTAATAGGATATAAACCTGACGCTCATAAATCTTTAAAATTTGATTATGATATTGTTTTAAGATTTTATGTTGAAGAAGATAAAAAAACAAAAGAAAGAAGATATTTTGCTGAAGTATATAAAGATAGAACAAATGTAACTAAGGTGGGACAAATAATTGAAAACTGTACATATGATGTTTGGAAGTCATACTTTGATAAAAGAAATGGTATTGGATCTGTAACAAGTGGTGCTAATTTTACTAAAGACTTAAAAAACTCAACAGATAGTGTATTAAATAATGCTGAACTATCTACTAAATTAGCTAAAGATATAAAGGAATTTATCAGTGAACACAAAACAGAAACAAGTATACTAAAACAACTTAAAACAATTGCAGATGACTCTAGCATTGATATGAAAAATTTAGATTTAGAAGAACCTAAGAAATTACAAGACTTTATGTCTGCCATAGAAAACATTAAATAAAATAAAAAGTTAATAGGCGAGGGTTATATTCTCGTCTATTTTCATAAAGAGGTGAATAGTTTATGAGTAAAATGACAAAACAAGAACTTGAAGAGTGGAACGATTTATACGAATATGTAAAAAATGATATATTAAAATATGATGAAAAACTAGCATTACCAAAAAATCTAGTCCTTAGATTAAAAGGACTTCAGCAAGGAAAATTCATAGCAAATAAGAAAACTAAAGCATTAGGAGATTATTCATTTAAAATAATATTAATGACTTTTAAAATAAATAAATATGAAATAGTAAATGCACTAACAGATAAAAGCAAATTTAAAGATGAAAGTCATATGATAAATTATATGATGGCAATTATTGAAAAGAAAATTAATGATACATATAGTAGATTAAATAGATTAGAACAATCTCAAATAAAAGGGGAGAATTTAGAAATAACTGAATCTGAAAATAAAGCTGAATACAAACAAAAAACAAAAGAGGTTAAAAACAGTAGATTGAAGGAGTTATTATAGTATGGTTAAAAAACCAACCACAAATAAAAAACCAGATGTTTCTAAAATCCCTGAAGAAGAATTAAAAGCAATTAAAAAAGTTAAAGAATATAAGTTAATATGCGAATCTAATATTGTTTCTATATTGTGGAAGGACGCAGATTTATATTTTGACTATGACTCTTTAACTTTAGCACATTTTACATATAATGAATGGAAAGTTTATTTTCAGATAGGACAAGATGTAGTTGTAAAAGAGAAAAAGCCAATTCTAGATGAAATAACAATTAATTTATATTTAGAAAAACACAATAAGTTAAAAGTTAAATATGATGAATACGGTGGATTTACAACAATAGAAAAAGCTAAAGAGTAT